GAAGTAGCAAAGAAGATCAACCCACAGCTACCCGACGTAGACATCGAAGAAACAGAAGACCCGGAGATTGTAGAGCAGTTGTGGGCTATTGCTAAGATCGTTTCTAACTGGGCTGACCGATTTAAAAAGAAAGCCGTGGCCCTCGCCAAAGACGGTACCGAGTATCCTTCCCTCAAACTGAGGAGTATGGGGTCCTCTCGAAAGATAACAGACAACGAAAGTCTACTGGAAGTTGCGTCTGAGTTCGGGGTAAGTGCCGAAGAGGTGCTCCAACACGCAAATATTCCGCTGGCGAAACTCGCTAAGGCTATAGGAGATACAGCCGAAAAAGGAGGTAAGAGAAAATTATCTGAAAATTTCGTTGACGCCTGCCAAGATGCGGGCATTATCGAGACATCAGACACACGATACACTTTATCGTGAGTCGTAACCGGAAACAAGAAACACGAAACATGAGTGATGACACCACGGCTCTCGCAGCCGCACCTAACGCAGGGATAATCCCTAACGAAGCTGGCTTCATTATTGACGCCTCGGATATTGATATCCCCCGTTTGAACATCGTCCAAAAGACGAGTGATATTGACGCCCCCTTTGGGAGTGTCGTTCTAGATAAGAAGCACATCGTTGCTGAGCCAGAGGTCTCGACAGAAGTATCTGTTCTGTCGGCTACCAAAGGATGGCGAGAGGATGTGCCTTTCGACGACGATGTGATGCCGCAGATCGCCTACACAGAGGCTGATCGGGCGCGCATCGCAGAATCTTCGGAATACAATCTGTTGGAGTTCGCAGAGATTACTCTGCTTTTCCAACAGCCCGAGGACAATAATAATGACAGTGCCTACCCGTTCACCATCGGGGATCACAGTTATGCCCTCGGCAAAATCAACGTCGCAAAGGATGCCTACAGGCAGACCTTCAAGCGTCTCGCAACTTACGCAGCATTTAACCGAGACAAGAATCTCGGGGAGATCCTGTGGAACTTCGAGTCGTGCCCCATCACAAGGGGTAAATATAGTTGGTTTGCTCCTATGCTTAC